GCTGTTGATTGGTCTTTAACTAATACTCTATCATTTAAACTTAATGATACGCCATCAATAGAAATTGCACCATTTGAACCTGCTGTTAATGTTGCACCTACACCTGCTGTTCCGTTTGAGTAAGTTGCTGATAAATCTGCTGTTGTAGCAACTCTTGTTGATGGTTTAGTATCTAAACCTTGAGCAACTTGGTCAACATATGCTTTGTTTGCAAGTGAAGTATCACCGAAACCAGCTCTGTCTTCATAACCAGAAGGAACAACAACCGTGCCTGTTCCGTGAGGAGATAAAGTAATGTCCGTGTTACTTGCTGTTGTCGAAACTGTTGAACCATTGATTGTAATACTGTCAACAACTAAAGAAGTTAATCCTGCAATATCAGTTGTAGCTGCACCTAATGTTAAAGTAGATGAACCTAAAGTCGTTGTAGGATTAGCTAAGTTAGCATTTGTAATACCAGCACTACCTGATAAATTTGAATTTGTTAGTGCTGTTGCCTGAATTTCTACATTGTTATCTGTAACAACTGTGGCCATTCCAGAACCACCAGCAAATGTAAGTGTTTCAGCAGTATTGTAAGTATCTGTACCTGTGTCACCTGCTAAATCAATAAATTGGTTAACAGTTGCAAAATCTAAATTACCTGAACCGTCTGTCTTTAAGAATTGGCCTGCTGTGCCGTCTCCGTCTGGTAAAGTAAATGTAGTTGTAGAAGTAACGGCATTAGGAGCTTTCAAACCAATAAAGTTTGTACCGTTATTTGTACCTTCATTTAATTTAACTGTACCACCGACTGTGGCTGAATTACCAATGATAACTTGGTCAATCGCCAAGTTTGAATCTGCTGTAAGGGCTGAACTTCCTGTTAAAGTACCTGCGACATGGTCTAACATGTCTGTGAAATATTGACCGCCGATTACTGTAATATTATTTGCATCACCATTACCGTCAACACCACCTTCACCAATGAATAATCTATCACCATTGTTACCTTGTAAACCTGTTCCATAAGTATAAGCTAATTCACCAAGTTTCAGTGTACTAGGTGCTGTAGTACCCGAACTTCTTTTAATCTGAATTACTGTTGCCATTTAAAACTCCTAAAATGCTCCACAATTGAATGTTAATGTTCCAGTTGTAGTCACAATTTCTGTTCTTGCCACAAACTTTTGGTCACTTGACCTATATTGTAATAAAGCGCCATCATCTAAAGAAGATGTATCTACATCTCCTAACAACTTTAATTGTAGAGAACTGTTTTGTGCAGCCTGAGCTGATGGCAAGGAAACTGAAACTTGTTGTGGTCCTTGTGAAGTATTTACATTAATTTTTGCTGTAATATCAGGCATATTCTCTCCCTCTTGTATATTTATAACAAAAAAGAGTTGAATTAAGTAGTAACTTGTGGTCTTACAGAAATAATACCCTCAATAACCCTAGTAACCGTTGCTCCAGATGTGATTTCTAAGTCGTACACATATCTTTCTGCATCTAAAGCTGCTGTCTGTGTCGCTGTCAATGATAAAGTTACCACTCCAGAGGTTGCGTCAGCGGCGATTGTAGTTGTAAAATCTGTTCTTGTTCTAGTTGATGCATAACCTTTTGCCAGTTTAGCAGCTGCTGTGTAACCTGTCAAGTCAAATGCGTTACCGTTTGCATCTTTGACTGTTACATCTGAACTAAAGGTAGCACCTTGGTCGATTGTTAGGTTTGCTATTGCGGCCATATCTTACTTACCAGTTTCTTTTTCTACTAATTCTTTAATCTTCTTGTTATAATGTGCTGTTAAAACTTCAATTTTTTCAAGCTCAATTGTGTGTCTAATTTTTGATAACTGAATTTCTTGTCTCACTGTCAAATAGTTTTGTAACTCTGGACTAAATTTAGTTTCGTCATGTTCCACACCGTCAATAATAACTGCCATGATTATCTCCTATGTTATAATACTATTATTTATAACGGAATAAATAATGGTATGTTGAAAGAATTACTATCTCAAAGGTTAACAACTAAATGGTGGTCTGATAAATCTGTCGAAAAAGACAAATTACATTACATATTAGAGTGTACAAATCTTGCACCTTCAAAAAATGGAAAGTGGAACTATGAGATATTTGTTTTGGGAGATAGTTATAAATCAAATGAATTTAAACAATGGTCATATTGGAAAGACACTTACTGTATAGACGGTGAGAGAAAAAAAGAAGGACCTATAGGTAACAGACGATATAATGGTCAAATTTTAGCACCAATATTATTAGTGTGGGTTTCAAATAGAAAAGATAGAGAAACTTATAATGATTGTTTAGTAAGTGCTACTATATCAATGTTAGCTGCTGAAGAAGTAGGACTTGATACAGGATTTAATGGTTGTTTAGGTGAAGAAGACACAGCAAAAAAACTTGATAGACCTGGTTACTACGGCACAATTATGTTAGGTTTAGGATATGCTGATAGATTAGACGGTGTTGATGGTAGTATTCAAAGAGAAGTTATTAAAGACGGCGTAAAGCATGGTTTTGATTATGGTAATGTTGATACATCAATTACAAGAGGACCTAATCGCAATAAGAAACCAGACATGGACACACTTATAAAACTCTTATAAATAACTTAGAGGTATATAATGGTAGATAATGTAATAGTCAAAAAAGGTGTAAGTGGTAAATCTGCTCTCTACGATACATCAAAAGTTAATTTAGAAACTGTTGCTGATGAACTAGCACTACTCAGTGTTGGTGATTGGGAACCACTAAAAATTAAAATTAACTACAAACAATTTCAAAAAGAAATAAAAGAATTAGAATCTGAATGGGTAGATTATTTACCTAGAGAAGATAGACCTAATAATAGAAAAGGTCTTGCAATTACAAATCTTCCTGGTAAAACACATCAAGATAATCCTAGTTTAGCACAAGCATGTGTCGAAGCTGGTAAAAGATTGCATGAGGCTGACTTTAATGTGCCTACAATGGCATATGATAAGTTACCTAGTTTACATGAATTGTTAAATGAGTTTTCGCCACTTGGTAGAACTTTCTTAGTTAGAAGTGGTGTTGGTGGATATTTTGTCCCTCATAGAGACCATCCAACTATGCCTAGAGATTCATTTAGAATTGCTGTATTCTTACAAGATTGTGAACCAATGAACTTTGATTGGATACATGATAATAAAAAAATGTTAATTGAACATGGCAGACCATATTATGTCAATACAAAAAAGGTACATAGAACTATGAGTTGGGCAAACAAGAGTACACATTTAATTATCAATGTACCTTTTAACTCAACTAATGTACAAAAACTAATTGCAAATTTACAACATGCTCACTAGACCACAAGAAGACAAAGATTATATCTTAGAAAGATTAGAAGAAACTTACTATATTGAAAAGTTTATTAATCAAGATGATATAAAAGAATTAACAGATATATTTTATAAAGCAGATAATAAAGTACATAAAAATACAGGACCAATCACATCTGCTATAAAAGATTTTAACACACCTGCATTGTCTAAAATAAAAGACAAAATTTATGGACTATATCCTGATTGTGAAATATATCATGGAATGTTTTTTTATGTAGAAAGGCCACATATTATTCATAATGATGACAATAGAGAAAATTGGCCAAAGATATACAAAGCATTTAATTTACCTTTAGAGTATGAGGGTGATAATGAACCACATCTTTGTTTTTTTGACCAAGTTTACTTAGAAGGACCTAGTAAGTTTTTTAATGGTGAAAAAGATGTTGAGACTTACTATAATGCAATTGTAAATGATTATAAAGATGTATTAGGTAAAACAGACGAGCCTTTTGACCCATTTATGAAAGAGAAATATTTAACACATTTAAAAGACAAATGGTTAGAAGGTTTGAGTTTTAACTCAGCACATAATTGGACACCAGGCAATGCGATTGTGTTTGATTGTTGTAGATTACATTGTGCAAGTGATTTTACAAAGATTGGTGTTAAAAATAAATTAGGTATCAGCATCTTTACGAAATATAAATAAAAGAAAGGGAAAAATTATGTCTTTTCAACTAATATACACATATACTAAAACTGACCCATTAGTAGAATGGTTTAGTTATGGTGATGATGTTCAAGCCGTTATTGACAAACATAAAGCTAATGGTAATATTACAGAATATGTTGTTGAAGATATTGACGGTCTAACTAGACAATATAGAATTACTTTTAGTAGTATAGAAGCTTCACAACAATTAGGAGCTGAATCAACTATTTCATCACTAGAAGTTTCAAGAGAAAATTACAATAGAACTAACAATATTACTGGTGTTAAATCTTACGGTCAATAAAATAAGATAGAGACTTACTAGGTAATTTTATTTTAGCACAATACTGTTCTAGTGTTGCTACACTCTGCCAACATTTGATATTGTCGCCAACATCACTATTACAAGTCCAATACATTCCAGGTAATACATAGTAATTCATATTATACATCTCATTTAACATTTTAACTTGTTTGATTAATGCCTTTCTTCTAGTTATTTTTTCTATAGAATAAAAAGGTATTAAGTTTTGTTCTATTGATATTTTAGTTTGTTCTGGAATGAAGTAAGTAGATGCCGTATGTTTTAATTCTTTTTCATTGATAAAATTTAAACCACTTGTTCTAGCCTTTTTAAAATAAAATGTTCTATCACATATTCTAACTAGATTACTAGGCCATTTGGCTGATTGATACATACCTGCAAACGCAACAGGTTCATCATTAAAATAAACTGCATGAAAGGCAATATAGTTACTTAATCTTTTTTCAAAGTTTAGATAATTAGAAGAATTTTTATGGTCATCTTTACTAGCTAAATCTGCAAGTCGTAAGATTTCATCTTCATCATTTATTATATTCGATATCTGTATCATTTAAATCTTCTTGGCCATTAACTGAAACAATCATTTTTATATTATCTGTTTTACCAAAATTCCATG